TTATGCCCGCTGCAAAATACTTTTGTCCGTTGGCATTTTCTTTATAAAATCATTACCTATCGGGTATGCCCCCATTTCATCTGAAGAATATGGTTTAAAGAAATATTCAATATTCTCGCGGGATAATTCAGGATTCAGCCACTGTTCTTCATCTTCCGGTGACAAAATAGCCGGCATTCGGTGTTTAGTGTTATGTATGTAATCCGTCAACGAATTTGTAGCAGTCGTTATGATGGAGAAAGTAGCATGCTGCCTACCCGATTCCTTATCTGTCCAGATGTCATAAATGCCTGCCATTGAAAAGATGGATTCATTTTTAACATAAATATAATAAGGAGTCTTCTTACTCTCTTCATGTCTCCACTCAAAATATCCAGTAGAGGGAACGATACATCTTTTCCTCATTATAGATTCACGAAACGACGGCTTTTCAAATATTGTTTCTGCTCTTGCGTTTAAGGTCATTTTACGCATCTCTTCAGCATCCTCTTCTGTCTTTACCCAAAAGGGAATAAGTCCCCAATTGAATACCTGTATCTCATCAGATGCAGTGATAATCGGATATTTGGGAAAGTTAAAGGCGTTAATGTGATATTGTTCGTTAAGAACATCCCGATATATCTCAATGATATCAGATTTTCGTCCGTAACGTGTAGCCAGTTTTATAGCTTTGGCAGACATTGAATTATGAAAACACATGGTTTAGTAGTTAATAGTTAGTATTTCATTAATATTGGTTATATAACATCCAGATGGCTTTACTTGTTTCCATCCACTACTTTAGTTGTTTTCTAAATTCTTTCTACCATGCCCCTATTGGGGCATGTTTTCTACCTTTTTGAAGAAATTCGCACGATTTTGATCTGAAACGATATAGTACTAAGTGTCTGATAGCCAGAAAATGACGAAAGGCAAGCAGTCTTTTTACAGACTACTTGCCTTTACGTTGTGATTCCGAAGCGATTCGAACGCTTGACCCACGCCTTAGAAGGGATTATTTTATTTTTAGATAAATATTTGTTTTATAGATGTTTATATACAATCTACAATTGAAATGTTGAAACAGTGTATCAACAACCGCTATATTTTGAAGCGCTAAGGATTGATAAGATTGATGATACCTTGTCTCCCTATTCCGGTAATCTTTCTATGGTAGATAATATGGCCATTGTCAGCAACCTCTTGTTTTATATCAAACCAGCCAAGTGTAGAGTATTTGGTGTATGGTACCCACGTCTGATTAACTTTATATTGTACGCCAAGTTCTTTTAAACGGTTGTTAAGTTCAATTGCCGATTTAAATCCCAATTCTTTGGCAACTTCCGTACATGTATAGGTTTTATTTACATGAGTAAGAACAGCTACCTGCTTCTCTGCTTCAATCCTCTGTTCACGTTCTTGCTTCAATTTCGTGAGAGCCGCTATCATGGCATCAGGATTATTTAGGGCCTCTTCTATAAAGTCAGAGGTCGCAAAGATACCATGTTTACGTATTGAAGGTAATACTTCATCACACACCCAGTCTTGAAACTGTTCTGCATTAGGGAGATTACTTCTCATTATAAGCCGATATACATCCTTTTCTGGAATATATACCATATTAGTACCACCAACACCATTAGCATGTTCGTGAAACACGATTTTGCCTGATTTACAATGCCTTGAAATAGCATCCGCTGTATTAGAATACCCTAATGATACCGCCACATCTTTTGCACAAAACAAAGGCTCATTACTTTCGTTCATTACAATTCGGACCTCGCCAAATTGCTCATTTTTGAAAATCTGAATATCATTCATACAATTTTCGTAGTGTGCCCTTTCACACACAGGAATATAAAAAAACAGTACCGAACGCTTGAGGATCTTTCGGCACTGTTTATATATTCCCAACTCTATGGAAATACTTAATATCTTCATGCGTTTCCTCAAACTGTATCGCTGTTACAAAAATATAAATAATTTCCGAAATAGCAAATATGCATTAGAGATTATCAAAAAGGAATTTTTCATTTGCAAGTATAAAAAGTATTTGTATCTTTGCATCGACTGTTACAACATAATAAATCTTGGGCAAAATAAAGCGAATACATTTTGTACAAGATATTGGGAAGCCCTCTAAGGTGGCAGAAAGGAAACAATCTGCGACTTCTATGCCCTGCGTATGTTGTGACAGTCACACCTACGGGGGGCTTCTTTTTATTATAATTCATTGAGATATGACTGTCACAACGAATGAAAATCAAATCTTCCAGTACAATGGAAGTCCTATCACATTCCAAAAAGGCGATAGTGTTATGGTGAATGCCACACAAATGGCTAAGTCTTTCGGTAAAGAGCCTAAATTTTGGCTAATGAACCAATCTACAACAGATTATCTAAACGAATTATCCAAAGTAAGAAATCTAACTTTGACTGATTTAGTGCAAGTTACAAAAGGAGGTAATAATCCCGGTACTTGGATGCACGAAGATGTTGCAATGGAGTTTGCTCGTTGGTTAAGTCCTGCCTTCGCTATTTGGTGCAATGACCGTATCAAAGAGTTACTCCAATACGGTATGACCGCCACGCAACCCACTCTTGAACAGATGATCGACAATCCCGATCTGGTTATACAACTTGCCACTCAATTAAAACGTGAGCGAGAAAAAAAGGTTATTCTTGAACAACAAAACAGATTACAATCTTTCCAACTCAAACTTCAAGCGCCCAAAGTTGAGTATGTCGACACGGTACTCCAATCAGTGAACACCTATACCTCTACCCAAATGGCTAAAGAGTTGGGAATTCGAACTGCCGAGCAACTACATCAATTATTAAAAGCTAAGAATGTAATGTTCTATCAGTCCGGACAATGGATGTTGACAGCTAAATATACGGAGAAAGGATATACCAAGACCAGGACAACTCAGTTCACACGAAAAGATGGCAGTGTTGGCACGAATACAATTACCGTATGGACGGAATCAGGAAGAGCGTTCCTGCATCATATCCTTAATTCTAAAGCAGCATAGATTACCAATCAGGCGAACATCTCTGTTAGGGGATGAACACCCCGGGAGTAATACGGCTCCCGGGATATCGATGAAGGAAACGAAATTAATCTAAATGAAATTCTAAATAAAAAGCTATATGGAAACTTCAAAATATACCAATATGGACATGGTATTGCTGAGCCGTGTCGTATCACTTACCGACGATATCCTT